GTGACATCCAGTTCGTGGTGCTTTGTCTCTCTGCTCATCTACGCCGCCTCCTCGAAAATGGCGGCGCCCCGCCGTCGGATAGAATCGGAAACGCACGAAAACCGACTGCCGACGGAGGGCGCCATGACACAGGAAATGCCTGTTTTCATCATCGAGCTGGATGCACCACTGATCATCGAATACGACCCAGGAACCGGAAAGGTCGGCGTATCAGCGCCGGCTGGGCTTTCAGACGGTTCTCAGGGAACATTTGGCTTCCTGTTGACTCCGGAAGCAGCAGTACAGCTTCAATCTGCCCTTCGGAAGATCGAAACAACTCAGGAAAAGCCGCCTTCAGCGCATACCAAGCCACGCACACGGCAGTAGCGCGAACCCATCCACGAATCACCCTACGCCGCCTCCTCCCCCAGCGTTCCCGTGGCACCCGAGTCCCGCGCGGCGGTCTCGGCGCACGTGCCGCGGAGCATTTCCGGCAGTCCGTCATCGGGATGCGGATATATGTGTGGCGCAAGCTGGTGAGGGGTTATGCGCCAGTTTGTCGCTTCCGCAATTTCACGGACACGTTCCGGCGGAATTCCGTTCTTCTCCCACTTCCTGACAGCTTCACCAGATATGCCGCCAAGAGCCTTTCCGACGGCTGCATAGCTGCCGCCAAGGACCGATTTGAGATGCTGGACGATGTTCATGCGCATGAGTATGGCAACCAATAGTTGCGCTTGTCAACAACTGCAACGTGTCACAGCTGGCGATATGGTGCAACCTATGGTTGTCAATGACGAAAAGGCGCAATTTGCTGAGCGCCTGAATCAAGCGTGTGATCTGGCCGGAATCCCCAGCGGGAGAGGCAGGCGAGCTGATCTGGCGCGCATGTTCAACGTGTCCGGCGAGTCTGCAAGGAAGTGGTTATCTGGCGAATCGATTCCAAAATCCAGCCGAGTCGTTCAAATCGCTCTTCGTCTTGGGGTTAATGGTGAATGGTTGCTCACCGGGCGTGGCGAGATGCGCCAGGCAGAAAGTGCGTCACCCACCCCCAACACCGAGCCTGGCCCGCCGATCCGCGCTCAATCCATTGGCGAGGTGCTGGACCAACTGCGCGAGCGTCTGCGTGCCGCGCCAGACGACGTGCGTCACGAGGTGAATCAACTGGTTATGCGTTACATGGAGAGCGACGACGAGGCCTCCGCCTCGCGTCGGCTGCGCGCCATCGAGGCGCTACTGGATGAACCGGAAACGAAAAAAAGCCTCAAGGAGAGATTGCGTGACGCCAAGGCTGATCGTGGCTGACCTGCTGCCTGGATTCAAGCCGATCCAAAAGGCAGGCATCAACCCCACTTACCACGGTGCCGCATGGTGGGAAGACGGAAACAAGAGCCCGAGGCGTGGCCGGGTGTATTTCAAGGCCATTCCACCCGAAGAAATCTTCGTGGAGTGTCTCTGCGCTCTTTTGGGACAGTCTTTCGGATTGCCCGTGCAGCAACCAGTGCTCCTTTGCCCAGAGCCGGACTGCTGCCCGCCAGGGCATGATCCTAATGTCCCTCTGTTCGGCACCCTGGATGACGGGCATGTCAGCTTTCTTCAGTTCATCGATAAAGCCGAGACGATGGATCGATCCAGCATGAACGCCATCCTTGAAGAACGGCTGCAGCGCTGGAAGCACCTGCCCAGGGCCGCTCTGTTCGACGAGCAGATTGCCAACAACGACCGCCACATGGGCAATTTACTGTTCGGCGGTGGCAACGATTTCCGTCTAATCGACCACGGGCTGGCCTTTCGCGGCATTGCCAAACCGAATGAGCGCATTCCATTGAACCAGTTGATGATGTTCATTCAGAATGCCTCTCAAAAATATCTCGAAAAGGCGGAAAAAAGCCTTTCGTCCAAGGACCTCAAGGAGCTTGGAAGTATCGATCTTGGCCCCCTGATCGACATGACACTGCACCAAGCTTACCTTAATGGCAACGACACCTGCCCCAAATCGGTGCTAGACTTCTACCGGGAGCGCATCAACCATATCACCAGCATCATCCTGTCGTATTTCCATCCTCAATCAGGATCGCTTTTCTGAGATGTCCGGACTGAAAGCACTTCGCCCCGACCTCAGCTATTCAGGCTCCTGGATGGCAGTTCAAATCGAGCCACTGCCTGGCTCTGGCGAACGGCTGACTTGTTGCGTGGCCGCCATCGGTAAAGACGAGCGTTTTCTGGTACGCCCCGTGATTTCCACTCGCGTGGCCCGCTGCATGTATGGGGAAGAAGGGGTCCGACTGGCGGAACTGGTCGAACTGATCAGCGAATCGTTGCAGCGGCATCTTGACGAATGCCATACCCTGCACGGTTGGCGTTCTTCCTTTCTCCATGTGCGGCCAACCCCAGTGGTGAAGACGAAAGACAGGGATCTGGACGGCATCCTCAAGCAGGCCATTCTGCAGACCGCCAGCCTTGGGTCGCTGAAACGCGAGGAGGACGAGGAATCCCGGCAAACCCGTTTCCAGACCGCGGTCAGAAAATCTCTCGTGGCGCTCAACAAGGATTACAAGCGCTACGTCAACAAGTCCATAGGGCTGACCAGAGCCGCCCGACCGAAGCGCTATGGTTTTGTCCTGGGAAGCTACTTTGCAAATTACACTGCCATTTCCGCTTCCAGCCAGTCTTACGATACCGCCATGGCCAGGCTGATTGATCTGCAAGATTTGCGCCTAGATCACTTCACCGAAGCCGACCGGATCGAGCTAATCCTGGCGCCACCAGTCGGTTTTTTTGAAAACCCGTCCACGGATAATTCAAGGCGCATGAAGCAACGCGAACTGATCGAAGAGGCCATGATGGAGGCCTCGAAACGTGACATCTCTGCCCTTGTTTTTGAGACTCCAGATCAAGTGGCCATGCACATTCACCAAGCCGTGCAAGCGTAACCAACACCCCATCACGCGCCCGGTCGCAGCGGGAGGCGTTACTCCTCTGGCATCGCTTTCACGCCACCGACAACAGCGCCTCAGGGTTCTTCAGCGCGATACGGCACAGCACCAAGGTGCTGCCGGGCGGCTTGAAACGCCCCTGTTCCCAGTCGCGCAGGGTGGCCACGGATGTGTCGATCAACTCTGCGAAGCGAGCCTGAGACACCCCCAGCGCCTTGCGCGCCGCCCGCAGCAACGGCTGCTCCGGCGTCGTCTCGCCGGCGAACTCACACCGACGAACCCCACTCCATACATCCCTCCGTACATTGCCCTGACTCGCTCCGTACATGGGGTGTGGCAGGAAGGTGCCATGGCCATGGGGGAAGCGTCACGGTCAGGCGCCGTTGCGCACCCGCGTCACCATGTTGCGTACCTGTGGCGTCATGTTGACTGGCGCCAGCACCGTCTCCGGGTGCGCCCGCTGGAACACCCGGAACAGTTCATCGGCAAAGGCCTGGCCGATCTCTTCGACTCCTGCGAAGTCGAGCACCACGTTTTCGAACCGCTCGAAACGGTAGGTGATCCGCTTGGCCTGTGATCGGGAAACCAGCTTCTCGCCTTCATGGATCGCCAACCGAATGGGAACGATCGTCTTCGAGAAGGTGTAATCATCGGGTGCCGCAAACTGGTCCATTACCTCACGCAACACACGCGCGCTGTCGTGGCGCAACATCATGAATACCGTGGTGCCCCGGTCCGGCGCGACATCATGCTCCAGGATGACATCCTGCTCTCCATCGTCATGGGCGAACACCAGGCCGCCGGAGCGGATCTGGAAACAGTCGAAGACCTTTGACGAGAAGAAAATCCCCTCCCCCGTGTGTCGCTCCGGGTCGGTGGTGAACTTGCCCTTGGCGAGTTCGATCAGTGCATCCCTGGGGTCGTAGAGGCTCAGGGCCCGCTGAATCTTCCGGAAAATTCCCTCGCCTTCATCCCTGACCCAGCAGCGCATGGCCAGGGCGGTACGCTCGATGCGCACTTCGACCGATTCTGACCCTGAATGGTCGATGGCGTTGTTGACCATTTCCGTCACGCCGTATTGCCAGATGTCGTGCACGTTTTCCGCGGCATCGGCAAGCTCCCCAGCCACTAGGCCATGCCAGACGTCATCCTCTGAAAGTCCAGCCAGCGGATACACCGCCCGCCTTTCCGACAAGACGGCCAGGCGATACTGGCGTCCGCGCCCGCCTCCCGTCGCGGTCAACACCCCTTTCTCGACCATGCGCCTCAGCCGGGCGGATGCCGCCGCCCGCGTAATGCCGAACCGTTCAGCCAAACGGGCGCCAAGGCCAGGTGTGCCGGCCGCCGCCAGCTCCAGGGCGTGTTGGTAGAAGTCGGAATGCGTCATGTCGACCCGCCTTTTGTAAATGCCTGCTTGGCATTTTGTAAACCTACAAGCCACTTTTGTCAACGCGCTCACTCCGACCATTGCCCCGACCCGCTCCGTACATAGGGCACGGTATGGCATGAAAAAAATTAGCCATGCGCTATTGACAGCCTCTTAGCCAGTGGCTAATCTTCCTCCCACACCGCCACCGAGGCGGCAGAACCAACCGACAGGGAGGACAGCCATGATCCAGTTTCATCCGAGCTTCACGCTGGCCGAGGTGGCCAGGATTGCCAACCACCTGGACGCCAAGATCGTCGCCACCCGCGACGGCCACCACATAATCGTGCCGCGCCGGGCGATTCCGGCCCAGGGCAACGGCAATGTCGTGAAGCTGCCGCGCCGCAAGCGGCAGTTCATGCACACGCGGCTGCCGGAGCCGCCGGAGGTGGCGTGATGGCACAGCACGCCCAAGGACCGTGGTTTGTGTTCAGTAAGTACTCGCCGGCAAATCAGTTGCAGATCGGCAAAAGGACAAAGCACGGAAGCTACGCAATTGGGGCTGTTTACGACAAAGACGCCGAGGCCCAGGCGACCGCCCACCTCATCGCCGCAGCCCCTGACCTGCTCGAGGCCCTGACGCTGATCCTCGAGAACCCCGACCACGACCTGCTCGACATTGAGCGAGAAACCGCCGAGGCGGCCATTGCCAAGGCGCAGGGAGGTAGCCAATGAGCGCACAAATCCACCAGCACCCCGCCATCGACCCCACCAACGAAGTCGAAGCCATCCTCGATTTCGCCGAGGCCGGCTATCCAGAGGAGGTCCGCATCCTGACCACGGCGCTGTGCACATCGGCCAGCAGAGCCATGCTCTGCGAGCACACGCGCAAACGCGCCATCGCCGCCTACCGCGAGGGGGATATGGAGGCCATCGGCCGGCTGGTCGTGGCCCTGGTCGGTGAAAAGCTGCGCCAGTCCGCGCTGGAGCGCCTCAGCGAGACGTGGGAGGGCGTGGCATGAGCACTGTCATTACCTACGAAACCTGGCGGGAGAAGACCCTCGGAGCGCTCAACGACGACACGGTGGTCGAGTGCCCTGCGTGCGACGGAACAGGCATAGACGAGTGTGCGTGTTGCGGCAGCGAAGGCGACTGCGAAACGTGCGATGGCGAGGGCAAGGTGAAAGCCGGAACCTTGGCGCCCTTTGAGCTGAACAAGCTCGTGTCCCGCAAGAAATACGCCGAGGCGGTGCGCAATGACCTGGTAGCGCTGGCTGAATGGCGCGGCACATCGATTGACGAGGAGGCCTTCAGGCTTGGCCTGGCGCCCTACATGACGGTCAAGCACAAGGCCATCAAGTTCACGGAGGTGGAAGGATGAGCAACACCGTCACCCGAGCCGGCAGCCGCATCTACCAGGACATCGACCGGATCGCGCACAACGCTATCCGCGAACGCTGGCGCCTGCAGGCCGAACTGGAACTGCTCGCCATCGACCGCGACCGCCTGATCGGCGCCCTCGACGACCTGGAGTCGCGCCTGCGGGCAGAGATCGCGGAGCTGAGCAATCGCAACATTGCCAACAAGCTCGGCATCAGCGTCGCCTCCATGCGCGCCATCGAGCGCGACGTGGAACTTGGCGGGCTGCAGGAACAACCGCTGGCCGCAGCAGGAGGGGCCGCATGAGCAAGCAACAGCACACCTGCACCTGCAGCGCCTACCCCTTCCCTCACCGGGCCGGCGGCGGCGCGTGCGCCGACCCCGGAGAGCCCCCGGCGTCGTGCGCCGAGTGCCCGCACGGGCAGCGGGTCACCGACCCCTTCGGCACTGGGGATCACTGGTATGTCGAGATCGACTGCCGTCTGGACGACTGCCCATGGAACATGGAGGACGCAGCATGAGTAAACAACAAATCGCCCCTGCAACAAGTAACAACCTGCTGGCTTCGCTGGCGCAAAGCGCCGGTCTGAATGCCGAGGAGCTGGAAAATACCCTGCGCGCAACGGTTGTGCCGGCCGGCGCGACACCGGAGCAATTCACCGCTTTCCTGATGGTGGCGAAGAAATACGACTTGGACCCCATCACGAAGGAAATCTACGCCTTCCCGGCTAAGAGCGGCGGCATCCAGCCCATCGTTTCCATCGACGGCTGGCTGGGCATCATCAACCGCCATCCAGAGTTCGACGGGATGGAGTTCGAGGACCACATGGACAACGGCCAGCTCGCTGCCGTCACCTGTCGCATCTACCGCAAAGACAGGCGCCACCCGACCGAGGTCACCGAGTACATGAGTGAGTGCAAGCGCGGCACGGAGCCATGGAATAAATGGCCTGCGCGAATGCTTCGGCACAAGGCCACTATCCAAGCCGCCAGGTATGCGTTCGGACTGAGTGGTATCGCCGATCCTGACGAGGCCGAGCGTATGGCCGAGGTCGGTGCAATAGAGCGCGACATCACCACGCAAGCCCGTGCCGAGGTTGTGCCACCAGACTATCCGCAGGACAAGTTCGAGCAGAACAAACCCGCATGGCGTGACGCCATAGCCGGCGGCCACGCCACGCCCGAGCGCATCATCCAGATGATCAGCGCGAAATATCAACTGTCCGCCGAGCAGATCGCCGCCATCGAGGGCCTGGCTCGGGTGGACGAACAGACCGGCGAGGTCGGTCCATCCATGGAGGCTGCACGATGAAGATTCTGAACCTGCGACAGGGATCCCCCGAGTGGCACGCCGCTCGCCTGCAACACTTCACGGCGTCCGAGGCCCCGGCGATGATGGGCGCGCACAAGAATATGTCCCGAACCGAACTGCTCGACTTCAAGACGTGCGGTATCGGAGAGGATGTAAGCTGGTGGGTTCAAAAGATGCTGTTTGACAAGGGTCACGAGGCCGAGGCTGCCGCCCGTTCGATTGCCGAACGCATCGTCGGCGAGGATCTGTTTCCGGTCGTCGGCGTGAAGGAGATCGACGGCCTCGCGCTGCTGGCCAGCTTCGACGGCCTGACGATGCTTGGGGATGTCGTCTGGGAGCACAAGTTGTTCAACGCCGAACTGGCGGACGCCATCAATAACGGTGACCTGGGCGACCACTACCGCTGGCAGCTTGACCAGCTCCTGCTCGTCTCCGGGGCCTCGCGTGTGCTGTTCATGTGCTCGGACGGCACCGAGGACAACATGGCGTGGATGTGGCATGAGCCTGATCAGTCGCGCTTTGATGCCCTGCTGGCTGGCTGGCGACAGTTCCGCGACGACCTCGCTGGCCACCAGATCGCCGCGCCGGATACCAAGCCAGAGGCCGAGCCGATCAAGGATTTACCGACCCTCGTCGTGCAAATCGACGGCGGCGTCAAGTCGTCGAACCTGGCCACCTACCAGCAGGCCGCGCTGGCCTACATCGATGCCATCAACACGGACCTGACAACTGACGAAGATTTCGCGCAGGCCGAGGCGAACGTCAAATTCTGCAAGTCAGCAGAGACCGAGCTGGATACGGTCAAAAAGCAAGCACTGGCTCAGACGGCAGACATCGACGAACTGTTCCGCACCATCGACCACCTCAAGGAAGCGCTGCGCGCCAAGCGCCTGACGCTTGAGAAGTTGGTCAAGGCCAGGAAGCAGCAAATCAAGCAGGAGATCATCGCAGAGTCCAAGGCCGCACTGCGCGAGCACATCGCAACCTGCGAAGCATCCCTCGGAGGATGGCGACTGCCGCCAGTGCAAGCCGATTTCGCCGGCGCGATCAAGAACAAGCGCACGCTTTCCAGCCTGCGCGACGCCGCAGCCACCGAGCTGGCGCGCGCCAAGATCGAGGCCACTGAGGTGGCCATGCTGATGGCCAAGAATCGCGCGACCTTCAACGAGGTCGAGGCGGAGTTCGGTTTCCTTTTCGCCGACATCGCCAAGCACATGACGAAGGAGCCGGATGATTTTCGCCGGCTGGTCGATGCTCGAATCGATGAGCACAAGAAGGCCGAGGCTGAGCGGCTTGAGCGCGAGCGCGAGCGCATCCGTCAGGAGGAGGAGCGCAAGGCCCGCGAAAAGGCCGAGCGCCTCCGGCAGGAAAAAGCAGCCAGATCCCAGCGCAATGACGCGGCAGCCGACGACCAGAGCGCGATGCAGATGCACGACCCGTCGTCTAGCGATCCGGAGCACCTGCCGACCAAGAAGCCCGCCACGTCCTATAGCGTGGCCATGTACGGGCCTGACGGTCGCATCCATAGCCGCGTGTTCCGAGTCTCGCAGACCATCGGAGACATGATGGCCTGGGCGCTAGAGATCGGCATAGATGATCAGCTCGTTGAAATCAACCTGCGGGTGCAGGATGCGGTCAGCGCGAGGAGCTGATGACGGCCTATGACGAGCGGGCTGCGGAGATTCATTGAAATTTGAGGAGATAGTCATGTCATCAATGATAAGCGAAACAACCCCACTCGGTGTTGACAAAGTAAGTCGATATGGGTGGGTAATCAAAGACGAACCTGGAAGACTTGTGATGATTCACAAGGAAATGCTCAACATACCAGACGAGTACCAACGCGACTTGATCACATCGAAAGTGAAAGAGATAACGAAGAACTGGTCATGGATTGGCGCTGGTGTGATTGTCGTTGCAGAGCGAGATGGCAAATTCTGGGTTATTGACGGACAACATCGTGTTGCTGGCGCATGGAGAAGAAGCGACATAACACAATTGCCTTGCATTGTATTTAAGACGAAAGACGTTAAAACGGAAGCAAAGGCGTTCCTTGATATAAACACGCAGAGAAAACCAGTCTCGTCAATTGGAAAATTCAAGGCCATGCTGGCTGCTGGCGACGAAGGCGCCATCATTGCGAATGAAACATTCGAGCTTCTTGGCATTAAGCCGAAGTCCACGGCAAGCAAGGCTCGTGAACTGAAAAGCGTTGCGTGGTCAGTTCGTAGAGCAAAGGAAGACGCTGCGAGATTCAAAAAGGTTATGCGTATAGCGGCAGATATCAGCAGCGATATGCCTATAAAGGAAATACTTCTCGAAGGGCTGTGGTACATAGACGAACGCATTGATGGCGGCATCGAGCAAAAACGCTTCGTGAAAAGGCTGCACGCTATTGGAGCGCAAGGACTGATTGATGCTGCGAAAAAAGCATCTGCATATTTCGTAAGAGGTGGAGCGAAAATTTGGGCTCATGGCATGTTAAATGCCATCAACAAGGGGCTTCGAAACAAATTCGAAGTGAGCGGAATAGACACAATATAGTCGATCAATGGCGAGACGCTGGCTGCAGCGGTACGTGGAACCGGTAAGTAAACCGAGGGACAGCATGCCGGATATAAAGCCGCTCGGCGAAAAGACCAGTGAAACACCTGGAGTAACCCGCATTACCCCCGCTTCCGGCCAGCCAGCGGATCGCCGCCAGTTTTGCCCACTCTGCCGGCTGATCACCGGATGGCGCGTGGATCACCCTGGTGGACGCACCAGGCGGGAAGCGCGTTGACCCGAAGGACGGGGACGGTGGGCAACCTTTTGAACATGTAACAAACGATTACAGGTTGAGACGATGAGCGAGAAGACGATCACTTTGACTGACGAAAAATGGGAAGCCCTGCAACGCGGTGAGAGCATCACCATCGAACCCACGAAGCCGCAACAGTGGGAGCCGAAGGGCGGGCGGTTCTATGTGAACGGTTGGGGGGATGTAGTCGAGAGCATCGAATCATCCATGTGCAGACGCTTCGGCCTTGAGTACCCAACCCAAGCCCTGGCAGCACGGGCAGCCGACCTCATGCGCGTCCACCACCGACTTGTCGCCTATGCCTTGGAACATTGGCCGGAGTACGAGGTGCCGGAGCCCGGACTACCCGCGTACTTTCCTGAATACGAAGTACAGTTTGGGGAGTGGGATGCTTCGTGTGACGTGACATACAGGAACCCCTGGATACCTTACGGCCCGAGAGAAAAAGTTGAGGAGCTTGTTGATAAGCTCAACAGCGGCGAGGTGGTGCTGTGAGCGAGCCGATCCTGATAGTCGTCATCTGCGCCGCCATCCTGGCGCTCCTGTCATCACCGTGGGCGAGGTTGAAATGAGCAACGACGAACTGATCAAACGCGCCAGAGATGTGGCGAACGACATCAAATCGCAGCCACTCACCGAGGCTGGGGTATTGAACAAGGCAGCTCATGCAGACGAGGCGGCAAATCTGCTCGAGCAGATGGCCGACCGGCTCAAGCAGATCGAGGAGTGGGCGCGCTGGAAATGTCGCGGAGGCACGTGCGGCGTTTCCCGTGCGGAACGCGGAGCACATCGCAACGGATGCCCTGTCGTGGAGCTCGGCCTCGACCAGGAGAGCGACCAGTGAACATCGGAGAGTGTTTCCTGTTCTGCCAAACGGGCCATAGCGCGCAGACACAAGAGCGTCCCTGGAACAGGCTCGGCTTCGATGAGATCGGGATCATCGAACGGGCGGAACAGCCGGACCTGTTCGCCAGCATTTGCGCCCCTGCCAGGGCGGTGGAGACTGAACAACGGAGGTGACAAATGAGCTGCTGCTACGACACCGAACAACCGACATTGATCAACGAAACCTGGCGCACCGCGCGCAAACCGCACATCTGCTGTGAATGCCGGCGCGCCATTAAACCTGGCGAGCGCTACCAGGTCATCAAGGGGCTGTGGGAGGGCGAGTGGTCCGCCTATAAAACCTGCACGGCCTGCGCCGACCTGCGCGACGCCCTGGAGTCCGTCTGGTGCGTACCGCTCGGCGGATTGCGCGGTGAATATATCGAGTACCTCGACCACATCGGCGTGGCCGAATTCGACGATGACGATCGAGTCATCAGGCCAGTCAACCACATCACCCGGCCTGATCTGATCGGCAGGGGGTAACAACGGAGTGGATAATGAACAAGGTAATTGATCAAGCCATCACAGACGATTACGCCATCTATCACGCTGACACGGTAGAAGTGGCAAAAACGCTGCCGAATGACTCCATCCATTTCAGCATTTTCAGCCCGCCTTTCGAGACGCTATACACCTACAGCAACAGCGACCGAGACATGGGCAACTCTGTTACGGCGGAGCAATTCTGGACCCATTACCGGTTCCTGATACAGGAGCAGTTCAGGGTCATGATGCCCGGCCGGCTGGTGGCCATTCACTGCATGAACCTGCCGACGAGCAAGGCCAATGATGGATTCATCGGTATCCGAGATTTTCGCGGCGAGATTATCCGGGCCTATCAGCAGGCTGGGTTCATCTATCACTCGGAAGTCTGCATCTGGAAAGATCCCGTTGTCGCCATGCAGCGCACCAAGGCGCTCGGCCTGCTCCACAAGCAGCTGATGAAGGACAGCGCGCTCAGCCGGCAGGGCATCCCTGATTATCTGGTGGTGATGCGCAAGCCTGGCGACAACCCGGAACCCATCACCGGCGCGCTGGATCACTTCGTCGGAGAGGACGTGCCGCCAAACTTCGTCCCGGTCGAATACGACGATGGCCGCCGTGCCTGGGTTGTCGGCAACGACAATGCCACGCCCATCGACATCTGGCAGCGCTACGCCTCGCCCATTTGGATGGACATCAGCCAGACCAACACGCTGCAGTATCAGACCGCGCGAGACAGCGACGACGAGCGCCACATCTGCCCGCTGCAGCTCGACGTGATCGAGCGCTCGATGCAGCTCTGGTCCAACCCTGGCGACGTGGTATGGAGCCCGTTCATGGGCATCGGATCCGAGGGCTACGTCGCCATCCAGATGGGACGGAAGTTCGTCGGCGCAGAGCTCAAGGCCAGCTATTTCGCGCTGGCAAAGCGCAACCTGGAGCAGGCCAAAGTCGTTCAGCAGGATATGTTCGCGGCATGACGGAGTATCGCATGGACTATCAGCAATTCCTCGAGCAAAAGCAGCACAGGGCGGTCGAGTGCGGGTTTCAGGCCAATGAGTCGACGTATCCCGACATGATCAAGGACCATCAGCGCGTGTCCGTCACCTGGGCGTGCAAGCGCGGCCGGGCAGCCCTGTTCTTCGACACCGGGCTGGGTAAGACGTTGACCCAGCTCACCTGGGCGGATCAGGTAGTGCGACACACCGGCGGCAGCGTGCTGATACTCGCTCCGCTGGCTGTTAGCCACCAGACGATCCGGGAGGGCGAGAAATTCGGCATCCCGGTCAGCCTCGCGGCCACAGATGACGACCTCGACGGCGCAGGCATCTACATCACCAACTACGAGAAACTCGCGCACTTCGACACCTCGCAATTCGCTGGCGTGGTGCTCGACGAATCGAGCATCCTCAAGGGCATGATGGGCAAGATGCGGAAACAGATCACCGAGTCATTTTCCGAGACGCCCTATCGCCTGTCGTGCACGGCCACCCCATCGCCAAACGACTACATGGAGCTGGGCACGCAGTCGGAGTTCCTGGGGATCATGTCGCAGACCGAGATGCTCGCCATGTTCTTCATCCACGACGGCAGCGACACGAGTAAATGGCGGCTCAAGGGCCACGGAAAGAGCAAATTCTGGGAGTGGCTGTCAACCTGGGCAATCTTTCTGCGCACGCCAGCAGATCTCGGATTCGATGGTGCAGAGTATGAATTGCCTCCCCTGGAATATCACAGCCACATCATCGAGACACGCCCGGCCGACACACTGTTTGTCGAGCCCGCACAGTCGCTACAAGAGCGCAATCGCGCCCGGAAAGAAAGTGTCGAAGACCGATGCAGGAAGGCGGCCGAGATCGTCAACTCGCTGGAAGAGCCGGCTATCGTCTGGTGCCACCTGAACGAAGAGTCGGCACTGCTGACCCGGCTCATTGACGGTGCCGTCGAAGTGACCGGCTCGGATAGGGACGAGCACAAGTCGCGGGCAATGCTGGAATTTGCGGACGGCAAGATCAAGGCGCTGGTCACCAAGCCGAAGATCGCCGGATTCGGCATGAACTGGCAATCATCCCGCCACTGCGTTTTCGTCGGACTCTCAGACTCGTGGGAGTCGTTCTACCAGGCTATCCGCCGGCAATGGCGATTCGGCCAACAGCGCACCGTGCATGTGCATGTGATCAGCGCGGATACAGAGGGCGCCGTCGTCGAGAACATCCGCCGCAAGGACCAGCAGCACAAGGAAATGGCCGAGGCCATGATGGCGCACATGATGGAGCTGACCAAGAAAACCGTGATCGGCGCCACCATCGAGAAAACAGACTATTGCCCGACGGTTGATATGGAGGTGCCGGAATGGCTGAAGGCAGCATGATATTTCTCGCCACTGCGCTCCTGGTTTTCGCCAGGGCGATCCAGCAGCAAAACGTGATCGGCGGACACTACATCGCCGCGGCGCTGACCCCGTACATCATCGCCATTGCAGAAGTGGCGACCGTGCTATTCGTCGTGCGCCACGGATGGTCGACGGTGCCGTGGATTGGCACAGGAGGTGCCGTTGGCGTGGTGTCGGCAATGTACCTGCACCGGCGCATTTTCAGGAAGCGAGAGGAGGCGGCATGAGTCAAGACGAAATCAACAAGCTCAAGGAACGGTGCGAAGCGCAGAGAGAAGCGTTCGTGGCATTCCTCGACGCTGTGATAGAGCGCTATGCGCGACCAGGCAGTATGGCAGCAGCTCAGCGCTACAACGACGCCGAGCGGCACGCGATGCAGGTGTTTGGATTGAAGGAGATAGCATGTTCCTCAGCCGCGAAGAACTCGAAGAGCTGACAGGCTACAAGAAGCCCAGCGCCCAGGCGCGCGCGCTCAACAGCATGGGCATCGAGCACCGAGTTCGGCCGGACGGTGCCGTGATCGTCCTGCGCTCGCACATCGAGGCTATACTCGGCGGCAGCACGGAGCGCACTGTAACGCCTGAACCGGACTGGAGCGGACTGGACGATGCCGCCGCGTAAACGCAAACCCGAGAACCGAGGGCTCCCAACCCGCTGGGAGCACTACCACGGCGCCTACTACTATCGCGTGCCGCCAGGCCAG